AGAGCAGCCTGCACGTTCGTGGTCTCGGCAGTAAGGCCAAGTCGCTGCGCTTCCTGTTGCGCCTGCTGGTTGCGAGCAGCCGCGTCCATCTGCGCTTGCTGGTTAGCCTGCTCGGCGCTCAACCCGGCGCGCATGTACTCTTGCACCGCCGCTTGATTGGCGCGCTCTGCCTCGAGTTGAGCCTGCACGTTGGTCGTCTGCCCGGCGAGGGCAAGGCGCTGCGCTTCTTGCTGCGCCGCCTGATTGGCCCGCGCCGCCTCAAGCTCAGACTGCACGTTGGCCGTCTCTGCAGTGAGCCCAAGCTGCCCCAATCGCATGTCGCGCTCTTGGTTGCTGATCTGGCCCGCCTGCGAGAGGCGCATCACTTCCTGCGCCGCAGCCTGATTGGAGAGCGCAACCTGCTGCTGCCGCCCCACATCTGCTTCTCGTAGCGCGGCGGCTTCACGGAACCCCTGCGCCCGCTGCTCGGCAACAAACCGATTGCGCTCACGAGCCGCCTCGCCCGCGGCGATTCCTTCTTCAATAGCAGCACGCGAGCCACCAAAGGCACGCGCTGCGGTCGCGCGCTGCGCGCGCTGCATCCGCGCCTGCTCTTGGGCGCGGTCAATGTCGGAGACCCCCACATCAATCACGCCCTGCTGGTACGGATTCATGTAGGCATTTAAGTCGCCGCCCACGTCTCGCCCAAGGAATGAGGCCGCCTGCGCCATCGGTGCAGCACCAGGCGCAGAAACATCACGCGCCGCAAACGTCGTACCGACGCGGCCCGCGCCAATCCGCTCTGGCGCAAACGTGGTGCCGACCTGCCCGGCAGAGACCATCCGCGGGCCGCCTGCAAGAGAGGCCCCGATGCGCTCCGCTTGGATACGCTCAGGAGAAAACCTAGTCCCAACCTGCCCGGCGCTAATTCTCTGCGCCGCGGCCGGCGCGGCAACCCTGCCGGCCGACACCCGCTCAGGGCCGCCGGCAAGCGAGGCGCCTACGTTTTTGGCCGAGAACTTGGTGCCGACCTGGCCCGCTGTGATGCGCTCAGGGCCACCCGCAAGGGATGAGCCGATACGCTCCGCGCTGATGCGCTCAGGCTGGTAGCCGAGGGCCTGCTGCGCCGCGCGAGCAGCCTGCTCCAGTTCTGGAACAAAGCCGCCTTCCTGCGCAATCCGCCGCGTCATTTCCTCGCCGGCCATGTAGTCGCGCGTAAACGGCGCGACCATTAGACCGCGGTACGGCTCATACGGGATCTCAGCCACCTGCTCCGCGAACTGCAGATTCTCTAAGATACGGTTATAGACCTGCGGGTCAATCTCCGTCTTTGATGTTTCTGTCTTTTTGGACTTAAAAAGATTGCTCATAGTCTTTTCTCGAGCACCACCGCGGTGCGTTTGTAGCCTTCCAGAGCACGCTGCCAGCCGGGGCGCCCCATAATTAGCATCGTGTCGCAGTTAATGTGCCGTGCCCACTCTTCAAGAACAGGGCGGATGATTTCGTCAATCTCCCTCAAGTCACCCGCGCCTATAATCACGGTAAGCTGCTTTAGCCTTGGGAAAACATCAATCGTCGTGATGACGCAAGAATTTTCCGAAGACCAAAACTGGTATTCGCCATTCTTTAATCCTTCCACTACGTCGGCGTAATTCATCTGCCCGTAGCCTTCTGCGAGCGCGCGCTCAATCAGCTCTCGAAACGGGGTGACGTACTCCAGCCCCTCAACCTCTTCGTGGTTCATCGCTCGCCGCCCGCGACTGCATCGAGGCGCATCATGCCAACACGCCAGTCTGTCATAGAGTCGCCAGTCACTTTCATCTCAACCTGCCTGCCCGTGAATCGAACGGGCGTGTAGATGGAGTCAATGGTATACGTTTTTGTCGTCTGCGATCCGTTTGGGGCAAAACTTGTCAAGAACTGCACGCCGACAGACCCTTGCGTCTTTTCATCCGCAATCAACTGGCGCGCCATCATAATACGATCACCGCCGCCAAGCTCTATCGGGCCGCTTTGCGCGTATGGCGTAGAGCCGTCGTAAGTCACGCCGACCTCATGCTCGTAAACGTACCCGTCGCTAGACACCATCAGCGGATAGTTGAAAACGCCGCGGTCTGTCCCAGCCGTGCGTCCGAGCGAGCCAATCGTCCAATGCCCCTCTCGATAGTTGTACGCAACGTAAGAGTCAACCTCGTTGCTAGAGGCTGACGGGTAAAACCACCACACCTCGCCAAATTGGTTGTTTGCGACTGCGTACACCTTAGAACGCTGTGCCTGCGATATGTTGTTTGAAACGTAATCAAGCACGTCACACTTTAGCGGGCGGACGAATCCGTCATAGGTAAAGAATCCAGCCGGAGACCACCAATAGGCGACAGACTCAACGGCTGCAACGGCCTGCGCAGAAATCACCCCGCACCCGGTCGCAATGCGCTCAAAGCCGTACACAAACGGCGCGCCCTGGTACTGGGCCGTGTGGACGTCAACATCCGTAAAGATTAAGTTCACACCGCGAAGCCGCTTCCCGGCGACGATAGAACCCACCGTCTCTAGTTCGATGTCTCCAGCCTGGTTCGTAATCGCAGGCGTCCACATGGTGTTGTCTTCTTGGTCAGACCATGCAACCTTTCTGGCATTACCGCCAGCGCCAAGAGCGAACACAAAACGCTCTGCGGTCACGAGTACGGCCTTATTGCTGACCGGCGCGTTTGCTAACGCCACCCCGTCGTTGGCCGTATTCAAGTCCCACTCGTAAATCTTTCCGTCGGCGTTAGAGCAGGCGAGCAGGTACTCGCCCCAATTGTCTAGACTCCACGTCGTCGCAGGCGTTACCGTTCCGGTATCAGCACGCGGAGTGCCGTAAGAGAAAAGCCCATACGGGCCTCCGCCGTACCCAAGGTTAAGCACCGCGTCGGCGGAGCCTGCCGTAAACCCGGCTGGGGTGATGTCCGTCAGCGTGCCCGCCTCGTTCATCGCGTAGAGCTTGCTATGGGTTCCCAGAGCGATCCAGCGCGCGTTGGCGTTGCTGCGCCACGCTAGGATGCCACGGCACTTCCCAGTGAGCTGCCCAGAGGCTCGCTTACGCCACCCGCCCACCGGGCGCATGGTGTTCTCGTACCACCGCACGAGGCTGGCGTCGCGCCAGCGGCCCTTGCTTTGGTAGTCTGTGCCGTTGCGATATACGCCCGGCTGGATGTTGAGCGGAATTAACGCCAAGGCGTTACTCCTTTGTTGGGAGAATAAAGCCCTTGAAGAAGGCAACCAGTAACCCGATGCCAGCCGCAAGACCTGCAAGCCACTTCACGAAGGCAACAAGATTTTCTGCCGTAGACCATGCGTCGGCGAGCTTTTTAAGGTCGCCCTTTACCTCTGCCATGTCGCTCTGCAAAAGCTCCATGTCTTTACGAAGCAATGCTAGTTCCACGGTCTGACCCTGCTCAGACATGTCACGGCTCCTTCTTTTCTTCCTTTGGCACCTGCGGGTCGGCCTGCTCCTTGATTTTAACAACCAGCGGCCACGCACCCGACGAGGTGGGCAACTGCCCAAGCACCTGCAGAATGGCGTTGACTTCTTCAATCGTCAATTCAAGTTTGATCATTACGCTACCCACGGCAACTTGGGAGAGACGATCGGAGGATTCTTCTGGTTCTCAATCTGCTGCTCCACCGCAGCCTCGGTCGCGTCCTTATCCACGCCGTTGGCCCAGATCCAGCCCAGCACTTGATCTTTCGTCAGTTGGTTATATGGTGTGAATTCGCCCTGCACGACGGGAAACGAACAGGTTGAGTAGACGCTGCCGTTGTATTGGCCGTCTACGCCGTTGCACTGCCAGTGACAGCAGATGACGTAATCCGCGCCCTCTGCGGTTTGCGGGATGCAGTTTAGAACCGAGATGTTCCATGTGATTACAGTAGACATTTATTTGCTCTCCAATGCGGCGACTTTCGCCTCAAGTTGTTCGATGCGGGTCATGGCTTCTTGCAGGGCAACGGCGGCTTTCATTAGCAGAATAGATGACTTGACGGTTTTTACTTCGCCGTCGTCAACAAGTCCCGGCGACACTTGTTCTAACTCTTGAGCAACAACACCAAGCAAGTACGGAGCGTTTTCATCACGCGCTACGTCATCCTTCATGCGGTACTTTCTGAACCGCACAGCCTTGATGTCATTCCATTGCGACGGCGCATCGGCAATATCTTGCTTCAACCTTTGGTCTGAAATTGTGCCGTAAGTGCCGTTTGTGTTGTACAAGTTGCCGTCGCCACGGATTTTCATTACTTCATCATTGCCGTTGTTTGACCGGCAGATAAGATGATTGAATCCTGTTCCAGCGACAGGATAAGCGGTGGAAGACATCACACTGGAAGTAAAGCCAGTGTTTGAACAACTAAACAAAGCAGCCGTTTCGTTAGCCGTGTTTCGTAGTTCGTGGTAAGTCCCTGTGCTACCTACATACGTCCCCGCATTACTCGCCTTGAAATACCCACCGTCCGTGATGCGGGCGCGTTCAACCAGTCCAGAACCACCATCAGTTTCAAACGTCAAATACCCTTGCGTGTTACCTTGCGTCCCATTAGTTTTAAGCCCAACTAGACGGGCATATTCAGTAATGACAGGCCCAGTATCGTTACTGATGCCGCCCAAAGAAATTCCGGTTCCTCGACCACCGCTGCCTACGCAGGAGTTGTCAATAAAGCGGGCATTTCTTAATCCGAAGGTGCTTGACTGAACATCCAACCTTGTCGTAGGCGAACTCGTCCCGACGCCGAGGTTGCCTCCATCAGTCAGCACCATCAAATCCGTCGTGGTAGATGACACGCGCTTGCTGAACGCAAAACTGTATCCAGTGCCGTCCCCCATATAGATTCGATTGATGGGGGCTTCGTAACTGAACAGCATTGGGCCTTGAGCAACGGGCAGCGTTGCCGAGGAAATTACGTTAATTCCACCCGCAACAGTCAGTTTCTGCCCCGGCGAACTCGTCCCGATGCCGACGTTAATCCCCGACGCTGTGTAGAGCGAGGTGGAGGTGAGGCGAAAGCCTTCGGTGCCGGAAATAGAGAAAATGCTTTCCGATGTATCCAACGTCATCGGGAGATAAGCAGACCCTACACGGCTGTACGATGTAATGTTTGGGGT